GTATTTTAAAGACCGGGGCCCCGAGGAGGTTAGATTTGAATTTTCCGATGAAACGGAAAAACAACAAGGTGGTATGATTAATCAATATCAGCAAGGCGGACAGATACAGCCTCGCAGACAGAAAGAGATTCGCAATCCTGAAGTATATGGCCCGCCAGTCCCTGCAAATTTAGATAGCGTACTTCAACAAATAATGATGAGGGACGTTAATGAAAGCATTAATCCTTTCACTGGTGAGAGTCTTGACTTTGAAGGAGACTCTTTACGTCTATTGCAAAGAATGAACGAATCTAGAGGCGATACCAACAGAACAAGAATGCCCCTTAGCCCTTATGGGCAAAATATGCAACAGGGTGGCCCTGTAATGTATCAGCAGGGTGGTCTTGTTGGCCCTGAAGCGTATGGCCCACCTAAACCAACGGGTAGACAAAATATAGAAGCTATGCAGGCTTCCGGTATGTTAGGCCAAGGGCAGCCACTGGAAAGGCGCACTTTGATGGGGGATGCTAATCAAGATAGCCGAATAGCACCAATGCCGATGATTGAGCCAGACCAATATAAAATACGGTTAATCCCTAATGCGCCGCAAGATACAACCATGATGGAAATACCGAAGCTATCTTCAGCACATTTAGCGTCTTTAGGTGTGGAGACACCCCTTTCTAAAAGACAGAATAGTTCATTGCAAGAAAGACAAATACCGCCTCAAATGTTAAATTCACAAGTTTCGGGTTTAATTAACAGAGCCTTAGTTCAACGATTATCGAAAGAGCCCTTATAGTGGTATTGGATAAAGACAAAAGAGCCGAATACAACCAAGATTTATACCGTCGCTGGCGTAATGCCCGTTCTGGGTGGGATACGGAAGCCAGATACGACATTGACTTTTATCATGGTAATCACTTTACCAGCGAAGAGGTAGATGAGCTACAGTCTCGCAATCAAGCTGACGTTCCTATGGATAGGATTGGCCCAGCTATTGAAAAATTTAAAGCAGTATTAACGTCCAGACCACCTGCATTTACTATGACGCCCAGAGAAGACTCCGATGTAAAGGTGGCTTCTGTATGGAGAACCATCATGGGATATGTTTGGGGTAACTCCGACGGAGACTGGCAGTTAAGACAGGCAATTCACGATTATGCTACTACCGGTATGGGTTATTTGTATACTTACATAGACCCGGAATCAGACTTTGGTAGAGGCGATGTCAAGTTCACTTATGTCAACCCATTCAGGGTATACGTCTCTCCGAATACTCGAAATAGGTGGTTTGATGATGCCGAAGGTGTTATCCTCTCTACAATCCTCACCGGTGAACAGGTCATTAGCCTCTACCCAGAATTAGGCGAACAGGAGAATCCAGAAACAGGCGAAAAAGAAACAGGTATTATACAAGACCTTGAGACCTATATGGAAGAAGATTATCCAGAGGCAATGAATAACAACAGTAAGAAAGTCTTCACTCCAGCAGAAGCTAAGGATTTGGATTATTTTGAAAGACAGAAATATCAAATCTTAGAGAGATTCTATAAAGTTAAGGTTGATTTTTACCGTGTTATTGATATGCAGACGGGCGAAGAGGTTATCTTTATTGACGAGGAGTATCAAGAATTTATAGAGAATAACAGGGAGCAGGTAGAGGCAAGTCAGTATCAGGTTATACCTGTTAAACAAACACGCGTTAAAGTGTGTGCTTCTATTGGTCAAGTTGTTTTATACGAAACCATATTGAATACCGACCACTATCCAGTTGTTCCGCTTCCAAATATTTTTACAGAGACACCTTATCCAAAATCAGACGTGTCTCGGGCCAGACCAATGCAGCGCTTACTTAATAAGCTTTGGTCATTGGCTCTTTCCCACGCTCAAGCTTCGGGTGGATTAAAACTATTGGTACCTTTAGGAAGCGTGGAAGATTTAGGACAGTTAGAAAGAGATTGGGCCAACCCCAATGCCGTCATAGAAGTAGACTCCACACAGGGAGAGCCCCATTTCCCAGCACCCCAGCCATTAGCTGGAGAGTTCTATAAGCTGATTCAGCAGTGTGAGTTTTATATTGACTTTACTTTCGGTTTGCCAGAGATGATGCACGGCTTTGCTGAGAAGGCGCCTGAGACAGTTAAGGGTACCGAGAGAATGATTGCCCTTGGGAGCGAAAGACCTAAGTCTAAACTAAGAGATATTGAATTTAGTATCAATAGACTCGGACAGGTGTTATATAATTTATCTAAAGGTCATTATACTTATAAAAAGATGTTTCGTTTAAATAATGCCAACAATGACATGACCGAAGCGATGGTCAATTATTACGATGACAAGACAGGTGCCATCTTAGATATTAAAAAAGAACGACATAATTTAGCACAACATGATATCCGCATTGAACCGGGCTCTACATTGCCAACTAATAAGTGGGCAGAGCTTGGTGTTTACATGGAAGCATTTCAAATGGGTATCGTAGATAAGGTGGAAGTGTTGAAAAAGAACCCAGAAATATTTGATAAAGAAGCTATCCTACGCCGAACCGATGAGAAGAATCAACTCATGCAGCAGGTTCAGGCTATGGGTGAGCAAATAAAGAATTTGGAGGGAGACCTCCAGACTGCCCAAAGGGAGTCTGTTAACGATAGAAAACGGGTTGAGGTTGAGAAATTTAAATCTCGACTCGCAGACGTTGCATCAGACGCCAAAGCTGACAGAAGAGTTCAGTTAAATAATCTACAAACAAAGGTGAAGCTCGAAGCGGAGAAATTAGCAAATGTACGAGCAGATGCTAGTTCAGCTCCAGAAGCTTAGAGACATCTAAAGGAGACAATATGGACAATACACAGACAGAGGCCCTACCCGTAGCTGATGGTTTAGTTGACGGTGGCCCAGATATAGTTGGAGATGTAAGAGCAGAAACTGATGGACAATATGGAGAATCCCCCGAATCGCAAGAGACGGTTGATTTTTCAGCTCCAGAAGTTGAGGTACAACAGGAAGTGATTCCAGAGAATGAGTGGGAAGTCGAAGCCCGCAAGTTCCAGTCAATGTACGATAGAACCCAAGCAGAAAACGACAAGCTTAGAAAGCTAGAACCTCTGGGGGATTTATTAGAATCAAGACCTGACCTCGTTGATGTCTTACAGAAAAACATAAACGGACAACCACAACAACAGCCGCAGCAAGAAGCCCAGCAAGGTTTACCTGCTGAGGATTTTAACCCTTGGGATGCTTACTATAATGCAGAATCACCATCATTTAAATTCAGAATGAACCAAGATGTTCAGATGATGAATAATGTGGTGAGCAATGCGTTGGGTGAGCAGAAAAGACAAATGACAGAAGAGATAACGTACAACAATACTGTGAATGAGTTGCGTAACACATATAAGTTTTCGGACAATGATGTTCAAGAGTTTATGGGTTTTGTTACCCAGCCTAAAGAGCAGGTTGGCTTATCGAATCTGGTAAAGCTATATAGGGACGTTAATAAAAAAGGTAACGCCCCTGAAACGGCACAAGCGGTGAGAGCCGCTCAAAACCAGCCACGTACAGCTGGAGTCCTCCAAGGAGGTTCTCCAAGTTCTCCCAAAACTGAAGAAAATAAGGTATGGGATAACATTGTAAACGCTGGTAGTCGTAATAGCATACTTTAAACAATAAACTGAGGAAGGATATATAATATGGCAACATATAATAATCCCGGCCCGTTGAAGTTTGGTGACCCCGGTGCGGTAATTGATAGTGTGATACCATCAAGGAGACTATATAATTTCAGTGATAGAATCGCTGATTTAGCTCCTGATGAATCTCCATTTTTCGTTTACCTATCTAAGGTTGCTAAAGTTCCAACGGACGACCCGCAGTTCCGATGGTTAAAAGACCGTAATAAAATCCAAATGGCGGACAGAACATTTGCACTTGATGCATCTCATACTGTTCCAGCCGCAGGCAGCACACTAGCCTACACCGTTGATGACGGTGCAGGTGCAGCTCCTGATTGGATTATTAAAGGTATGGTATTTGCAGTTGGCGAAACAAATGCGAGCACAAACGAACCCGAGACAGCTATTGTCCGTGTTGAGTCTGCTCCTGTCGCCGGTAGCACTGAAACTACCTTTACAGGTCGTACAATTTCCGCAGCAACTGGCAGCACAACTGCTGTTGTTGATGGTCAAAAGTGTACAGTCATTGGAAGTGCATTTGAAGAGGGTTCAGGTTCCCCAGATTCTTGGTCTCGTGAATTAGAAAATGGTAATGGGTATTGTCAAATATTTAAGACAGCCTGTGAACTTACTAATACTGCAAGGGCTACGGTTTACCGCGGCTATGCTAGTGAGTGGGACAGAATTTGGAATCTGAAACTTCGCGAACATAAGGTGGACATTGAAAGAGCAATGCTTTTTGGACACTCCGCAAGTCAAAGTGGAATCAACTATACTGATGGTATTGTTGGTCACATTGTTAAAAACTCAGGAGCTACAATTAAAGACAACGCAGCGCTTTCCTACACGGAAGACAAAGGTTATTTTTCAACTCGAACTGACGCGCAAATGACTTATGATGCATTGCTGGCAGACCTTGAAGTTGTATTTGACCCTGCCCGTGGCGGAGGTCAAGCAAAGCTTGCTCTATGTTCGCTTCCTGTGATTACTTTCTTTAATAAGATGAACGGTTCATCTACTTTTATGTCAAGCGCTTACTCCGTCTCGAATCCTATGATGTCGCAGGCGAGTGGCTCTTATGGGCATAAAGTAATGAAGGTTGAAACTATTCACGGTGATTTGACGTTAGTAAAAGAACCTCTATTTAGAGGCCATGCAGCGCCATATATGTGTTTAGTTGACCTTGATAACGTAGCTTATCGTCCATTAGTCGGCAATGGGGTAAATAGAGACACACACATTCAAACGAATGTACAGTCAGCAGATGAAGATTTACGTAAAGACATGGTTCTTACTGAAGCAGGTCTTGAAGTTTCTCTTCCTGAAGCTCACGCTCTATTTAACTTTGAGTCTAATTAATAGGAGGTATGAATAATGAGAAGTGCTGTTTTAGAACAAAATAGTGGTGCAACTGCTGGATTCAAGAAAAAGGTTGTAAGTGTTGACGCAGCTATAACATTAACTAATGATGATAGTGGAAAAGTCTATATGCTTAGTGCTACTGGTGGTACTGTAGCAGTAACTCTTCCAACCGCGTTAGAAGATGGAGTGTACTATAAATTTATAGTAGAAGAAGAAACTCCATCTAATGCTATTACAATAGCAGCTGGTAGCGCTATTGTTAGCTTGGTAATGAAAGATGCTGGAGGCAATGCTTCCAACTCAACCGTAGGCACTCAAATTTCCAATCTTATAATTGGAACGAGTGCTCAAAAGGGCGATTATATTGATTTAATGGCTGCTGGAGACGAGTGGGTTGGAGAGTGTCTATCTGGTATTGATGACGCTGTTACTACTTCATAACCCGAATAAATAAGGGTAAACAGATTTGGATTCTGTGGGGGCTTTCAATAAAAGTTAGCCCCCGAATATCCTAATAATTTAAAAATTGGAGAAATTATGGCTGTATACGGAAATGTAAAAGTAAAAGTATTTATTCACTCAGGAAATCCCGGTATTGAAACTGGTGCTGTAGGAACAATGGCAAGAGATATAAAAGACCATGTTGATACTTTAGATTCAACTAATAATAAAGTTTTATCTATCACGCATACTCAACTTGCTGGTGACAGAATACTAACTATGGTGGTTGGTGGGGCTTAATGTCCTGTCAGCACTGTAATAAAGACAACTCAGAGGGTTGGTTCTACTGTCGCACTTGCGGTAAGAGGGCCAATAAGCCTTTATTTAGCCCTGCTATCATAATAAGAGAAGCGGGGTTTGCTACAGCTATTAGGAAAGACCAGATTGATTTTCAGGTAACAACTATGGGTGAGGACATAGAATCAAGAGGAGGCGAGATACGTGGCAACGTTTGAAGCACAAGTAGAAGGACTTACAAGTCTATCTATAGATGGCAGTAGCGCACCTACTCAAACTGAACTAACACAATTCTTAACTGATGGGGCATCTGAGGTTATTAACGCAATGCCTAGGCGGTTGAAATTATTGTGTGCTACTGAAGATACGTTTACAAGTGCAGCAGTTGGAAGTGAACCGGAACCCTTAACATCGGGGCAGGTTCTTTCTGTCATTAGAATTGATGGCGATGGTATATATCAACCATGCAGAGAAATACCATCCTCCCTAAGAGGTCGAGCGTCTGATTCAGATGATATGAATGCGGCCACTACCACAGACCCAGTATATTATATTTATAACGGGAGGGTTAATGCTTTGCCGAC